AGTAAAATATTATAATTAATTACAAATGATCTTAAATTAAGTATATAGTAAAATATTATAATTAATTACAAATGATCTTAAATTAAGTATATAGTAAAATATTATAATTAATTACAAATGATTGTGGTTTAAATAAAAATCTAGCAATCATTTAAATATAAAAACATTTCTTTATATCATTTATTTTCTTAATTTATTATTAAACTTATATATTAAAATAATATATGGCTAAAGTATTTAATAAAGAAGATTGTTTAAAATGGTTTAATAATCCTAACATTAATCCTAAAACTGGACATAAAATTATTGTTAATGCCAAAACTGGTATTTTTAAGAATTTGCAAAAACAATGTAATAAATATAAAATAAAACCCGCTAAAGCAAAATCCATTTCCCCTGTTGAAAATAGCATTTCAGATGATAAAACACAATTAAAAAAAGCAAAACATACTGATATTAATTATCTTAAAGAATTTGCAGTTCATACAGAAAAAACAATAGAAGTTGTTGAAAATCTAGATGAATCAATGTTAAATGCATGTCCTAATTCTAAACAAGTATTTAATAAAGCATATTTTCAATATTTTGTTGGACAATATATATCAAAAAGAACACCTTATAATAATCTTTTATTATTTTATACTGTTGGAACTGGAAAAACTTGTGCTGCAGTCTCAATTGCAGAATCAATCTTAATTGGACATAATAATTTTGAAGAACCACCCATTATTGTTATTTTACCTAGAACTTTAATGCAAAATTTTAAAGATACCATCTATGATCTTCATAAACAAAATGTTAATCAATGTTCCGAAAATACTTATAAGTTTATTGATATATCATCAACCACACAATTAAATCAATTAATCACAAAACGTTATAATATTATGACATATTCTGGATTTGTTAATTATTGCGAAATAAATACTATTGAAAATAAAACTATTATTATTGATGAAGCACATAATTTACGAAATCCTGACGAAATTGATGATGAAAAAGATAATAAACAATCTAAAAAAATATACGAAACAGTTGAAAATGCTATAACAAATGGTAAAAATAATAGATTAATTTTAATGTCTGGAACTCCTATGTTTAATGAATCTAGTGAAATTAAAGATTTACTTAATTTATTTTTAATTAATGATGGCAAAACTAAAATTACTAAAATGACTGATGATCTATTAGCTAAATTATCTAATAAATATATATCATATATTAATAACAAAAATCCGTTTGTTTATCCAATGCGTATATCACACGAAGATGCTGTTATGCGTGATAATACACCAGATGGAATTATAAATGTAACATTAAATAAAAGCCAAGAAAAATATGGAAATGAAGCAAAGATTATTAATAGTATTAAATATATGAATATAACATACAAACCTATTGAATGTTTTTCACAAAATAATAATAAATACAAACCTATTGGTAATATTAAAGTTTTAAATGAAAAAAATATTTATACATATGCACCTAAAATATCTAAAATTATGGATTATGTAAAAAAAAGCACTGGTATTGTTATTATTTATTCAACTTTTATTGAATATGGTATTTTACAACTAGCATTAGCATTAGAATATTTGGGTTATTCACGTTTTGTTGAAAAATCTTCTAATGACTTTAATTTATTAGATGACCCCTCTGTTATTAAAAAATCTAAATTAAAATATGCTGTAATTGCAAGTGAAAATAATCAATTTATTAATAATGTAGGAAGTTCTAAGAATATTAGTAATATATTAAGTTTAATCAATAATAATACTAATATATATGGAGAACAATTAAAAGTTCTTTTAATTACTAAAAAAGCTAGTGAAGGTTTATCTATATTTAATGTTAGAGAAATTCATATTTTAGATCCTTGGTATCATTTTAATAGACACGAACAAATTATTGGAAGAGGCTTTCGTAGATGTAGTCATATTAAACTTCCACTCAATCTTAGAAATATTTCGGTTTTTGTATATCGTGGTATTTTTGAAAATAAATCTAAAATATCACCAGATGAACACGCATATAATATTGCCATTGAAAAATTTAAAAATACTAAACATTATATCTCTATTATTGAAAAAAATGCATTTGATAATCGTATTAATGAAAAATTAAATATATTTCCACAATCATTATTTAAAAATGTTAATCCTATTAAAATTACTACCTCACAAAATAACGAAAGAGACTTTTATTTAGGTCAAAATAATATAGAATATACTAAACCCATTGATAACGATGAACTAGATGATGGTAATGTTCGTGAAGAAACTATGTTTTTAAGTAATCGATATGTTAATATTATAAAAGAATTGATGAAAACTAAAGATTATGTTTCATATCAAGAATTATTAGTAAAATGTAATGATAAAAGATATTTAGATCTTGCTATTAATAATGTAATCTTTCCTAATAAAATTGCAAATTATTTATTAATATTTAATAATGATGGAATACAAAAAATAATTGATATTCCTAATAAAGAAATTGTTGAAATTGCATTAAAAGATAATCAAAAAGTTAATACAAATAAATCTATTAATTATGATATCAGTATTTTTGAAAGTAAATATGAAAATTTTGAATTATTATATAGATTCTTAATGTATATTGATGATACTATATGGGATGATATAGCAATCGATATAATTCAAAATAAAACTAAATATACTAAATTATATAATATACTTGTTGATCATTCAATCATTATTGATAATAATTATTTTGATTTATTTAATTCTAATAATCCACCACCATTAAAAGATATACATCAAAATATTAAAACTATTGGAAAATATACTGAACAAAATGTTAAATCAACAGATCTATATGGTAATATTGGTTTAATTGTTAAATCAAAAGGTGATTTAACAAAAAAATTAATATTCAAAATAGTTTCTGGTAAAAATAGAGGAACAAATTGTATGACAGAACCTACTACTAAACTTAATAAAATATTAAATCAAGATCCAAGTTCCACTAAATTAAATAAATGTATTAAAATTGCTGAAAAATTTTATAATGAAGGAAATTTATTAATTATCCCTTATATAAAAATGAAAAAATAATCTTTAATATTAAATTATGACTAATATATTCAAAAAATATAAAATTAATACATTAATCAATGTATCTTTATTACAATTATCCAATGATACTATTGATAATGCTGTTCTAGAAAAAATAAAAGAAAAATATGAAAATAAAATATCAAAATATGGTTATATTAAAGAAATTAATATTATAAAAAGATCTCCAGGAATTGCTATGAAAGAACATTTTAATAGTTCTTTTCAATTTAAAGCTATTTGTTGCGCTTTAATTTGCAATCCATCTATAGATACAGTATTAAAAGCAACTATTACATCAAGTAATAATGCAGGTTTTAAAGCTGAAGTTAAAGATAATGATAAGGTTATTATTGATATTATTATACCTAAATTAACCGCAGGACTAAATCATGAATATGATATTCAAGAACTTAATATTAATGATAATATTTATGTTAAAATATGTAGAAAAAGATATCATTATAATGATACTAAAATTGTTGTTATTGGAATGGTTGTTAATGATCCAAATATTATTCAAGATGATGATCCTGAAGAATTAGTTGATATGATTGTTAGTAATACTGCTATAACTGATGAAATTATAGAAGTTATTAGTCCTGATGATTTAGATGAAGTAGATGACGATGAATTAGATAATGAAATTATAGATGATGGAACTATGATTGATTTAATAGAAAATAAAGAATCCACCATTATTGATTTAAATGAAGTAGAACCTGATGATGATGATGATTTAGATATTGATGATGATGAAGAATATGATAATGATTATGATGATGATTAATAATATAAAAATGATAATTATATAGAAAATAAACTTAATAATATATATACAAATGGATACAAAAACTAAAATCCAAATTATTAAAACAGAAATAGATAAATGTTCAATATTTGAATATCAAGAAATATATAATATAATTAAAAAAAATAATGCAAACTTTTCAAAAAATATTAATGGTATTTTTGTTGATTTACAACGTTTAGAACCCAGTATTATTGATTTGATATATAATTATATTATATATTGTGGAAAATTAACACAAAATATTAATGAATATGAAAATATTAAAAATAATATTATTAAAAATAATCTTCATAATATTGATGATCATGAAGAAATTAAAATTGATAATATAGAACAAATTATTGAACAAGTTGAATCTGAAGAAGATACATCTGTTCTACCAATTATCAAAAATAAAGTTAGTTCAACAATGAAATTTTATATATTAAAGAAAAAACTAACTATTAAAAATACTATTTTTAATAACCAAATTGATAATAATTTAGATTATGATACACCATATAAGACTTAATTAATATAATTAATATAATTATGGAATTACTTAAACAAAATATTGATAATGTATCTTTTAGTACTAGACTTTTTTCAGATACTAAATGGATAATTACATTTCAAGATATACAATGTGATACTCCAAATAGTTCAAATAGTGATGATGATTTTATAATTAATGTTAATAATTTTATTTCAAAAGAACCAATTAAATATCAATTTAATAAACAATCTAAAAATATATCAGATTTTGAATATCATCAAAATATTCAAGATATACAAGATATACAAGATATTCAAGAACAAGAACATCTTAAAGAATCTAAAGATCTTAAAGAATCTAAAGATCTTAAAGAATTTAAAGAATTTAAAGAATCTAAAGATCAAGAACATCTTAAAGAATCTAAAGAACAAGAACATCTTAAAGATCTTAAAGAATCTAAAGATCAAGAACATCTTAAAGATCTTAAAGAATCTAAAGAACAAGAAAATCTTAAAGATCTTAAAGAATCTAAAGATCTTAAAGAATCTAAAGATCTTAAAGAATTTAAAGATCTTAAAGAATCTAAAGAACAAGAACATCCTAAAGATCTTAAAGAATCTAAAGATCTTAAAGAATCTAAAGATCTTAAAGAATTTAAAGATCTTAAAGAATCTAAAGAACAAGAAAATCTTAAAGATCTTAAAGAATCTAAAGAACAAGAAGATCTTAAAGAATCTAAAGAACAAGAAGATGTTAAAGAAAATAAACAAGTAATCAAAATAAATAAAATTGAAAATAAAAATATATCACCTTTAGAGTTTTTTAAACAATCATTAGATTTATATGAAGATAATGATACTATTAAAAATAAATTATTTATTTTTATTGCTACACAAAAAATAACTAATAAATATACAAAACGTGGTGTATCATTAATAATGGATGGTATAACACAAGATAAATGGAATATATATATATGCAAATTATTTTCTTTTTTACTGGATATTTCATTTGAATATCGAAAACAAAATATATGTGAAACTCAAAATAGTAAATTTATTATTAAAAAATGATTTAAGATTATAAGATGACTTATATAATAAATGTATATTATTTTAATTGAAAATGAGAATCTTAATTACTTTAATAATGTTCATTCATTTCTTATCAATAATAATTTTACATTATCAACGTCAAATAGTTTTTTAGAAATTGTTGTAAATGATAGTATTTATAAAATAACAGATGAATTACAAATTAAAAATTATAGAAAAACTAATATTATTCCTCATAATGATTTTATAACAAAATATAATATAATAACACAAAACGAAGAAGTAAATGATCAATATGATTATAATGCTACAATAAAAGAAGAAACAATTGAATATTTAACAATAGATGATGATAATGATGATATTAAAGATATAATAAAACAATTTAGAATGAAAAAAGAATTAATTTATAAGAAAAAAACTAATCAAAAATTGTATTATAAGTGTGAAGTTATTACGGAAGGAATTCAATTTAATGAAAACTTTAAAAATATAACTTTTAATACAAAGAATCCTAAATATGTATATTCTATTATTTCAAATGAAAAATTAGATCAAGATTATTATATACGTGAATTGCATTTTATACTGGATAATAATATAATTCCTTTGAAAAAAGAGGAACAACAAGATACCCTAAATAAATATAAAAAATTAACAGAATCTATTTTTACCCAAAATGTTATAAAAAAAGATTTACAAAATAATGTTGTTATGATTGCACCTAAACCAGCAACTTTAGAAAAACATAATTTAGCTTCTATAGAAGAATATGGTGTAACTTCTATTTTTGAAAATTATGCAGTAACAGAAAAAGCAGATGGAGAACGTTTTCTATTATATATTGATAATGAAAGTAAATGTTATTTAATAGAAACATCAAGTAAACAAGTTCGTGGCTGCAATATTACAACAACAGCTAAAAATTGTCTTTTAGATGGTGAATTGGTATTATGTCAAAATCGATTAAAAAATAATACGAAAGATCTTTTTGCAATCTTTGATATATATTATTATGAAAATAAAGAGGTATATATTCATCCATTATTGGATGATAATAAAACTATTTCAAGATATGATTATATGAAAAAAATCTTAGAATCTATAAAACATAAACATAGTCACGATATTACTATAAAACAACAATTAACATCTGATAATATTTTAAATAATTGTAATGAAATATTATCAAATACTGATACATATGATTATCATATTGATGGATTGATTTTTACACCTATAAAGATACCCGTATTTGCATCTTATGCTAATAAATCAGTTCAATTAAATAACATAAATAATTTAAGTTGGAATAAAGTTTTAAAATGGAAACCACCTGATCAAAATACGATTGATTTTATAGTAATTGAAAAAGGTATAAGTAAATTATCATCAGATGGTAAAACTTATAAAGAATATTCATTAAATGTAGTTCTTAATAATCTTGATATGGAACCTATATCTGTAAAACAAGGCTTAAATTATATATATAAAAATGTTAAAAGATCTACGGAAAATACATACACTTTAAAACAATTTGAAGTTGATGGATTACAATCTGTATATATAGAAACTGATATTAATAATCGGTGTTTTACAAAAGATAAACAAGAAATATTGAATCATTCAGTAGTTGAATTTGCATATGATAATATAACAGAATTATTAGCAAAACAAAAGAGATGGATACCTCTTCGTATAAGACATGATAAGAATAAAGTTTATAATTTTGGAGAAGGTGAAATTAATAAAACCGCAAATAGTCATTTTGTTGCTATGAATATTTGGCGTTCTATAACAAATGAAGTATCAACTGATATGATATGTGGAAAACAAGATATAAATATAAATATAAAAAAATATTTAACAGGTTTAGATGTTTATTATAAAAGATCTATATCATCTTTTAATTTAATTTCAAATAAAATGAATCAATTTCATAATCATATCATTAAAGCTGATTTATATAAAGTAGATGTAAAATCAAATAGTTCAAAACAAAAGTCTTTATTAGAATTAGCTTGTGGTCAAGCATCTGATCTAAATCGTTGGATTGATAATAACTTTACAAATGTATTAGGTATTGATTATACTTTAGATAATATTACAAATGCAAAAGCAGGTGCTTATAGTAGATTCCTTAATTCTAAAAATAAAACAAAATATTTTACAATGTTATTTGTAGCTGGTGATTGTTCAAAATCAATTAGAAATGGTAAAGCTTCTGAAGGAATTGATGATAATGAAAGCAAAGAATTATTAAAATATATTTTTAACAATAAAGGTTCATCTGATTTTAATTTCATTAAGTTTTTTCCAAAAACATTTGATGTTGTATCTTGTATGTTTTCTGTTCATTATTTCTTTGAAAATGAAGATATGTTAGATGGATTTATTCGCAATGTTGCTGAAAATATTGCTGAAAATGGTAAATTTATATTAACCTTTATGGATAATATAAATGTAAAAAAAATATTAAAAACAAATGATAAAGCAGTAGGTAAAGATACACAAACTGGAGCTGTTGTATGGGCTATTAAAAGAAATTATAATATTCATCAATCATCTCCTTATAATCAAAAAATTGATGTGTTTATTGAAAATACTGGAAGACTTATTTCTGAAAATCTCGTTGATCTTAATATATTAATTTCTAAACTCTCTAAATATAAAATTATATTATCTGAAACTGAAACCTTTGAAGAAACTTTTAATAAAAAAAGAACATCCTTAACAACTGATAATCTTAATTATCAACAAAAAGGACAAAAATCAATATTAGATAATCTTGATACTGATAATAATTTAAAAACATTTAGTTTCTTAAATAGATGGTGTATTTTTAAAAAAACAATTTAAATTAATAAATTATTTAAAATAGTAAAACATAATGATGATCTTGTTGATAAATCATAACCTGAATTTGTAGCAAAAAAATTAATTAATGCTATTATATTTTTTATAGGATTACTATAACATAAATAACAAAATACTTCTTTATCACTTATCGTATCTTCAACATATATTGTTACCTGTTGTCTTCTTAATTGTGCTAAATGATATTGTAAAATAGGTGGTAATTTATTATCAATATCTTTAGACATTTTAAATCGATTGTAATTTTTATAATATACAGTGGTTGTTATATATAAATTATATAATATATCTCTCATTGTTATCATCGTTGTATGTATTAAATATGTAGGATCTAATTTTTCACCATTATTATCTAATGGATAATCAATTACTTTATTATATGTTTTTATATAATCTGATATATGAAAATCTTCCATATTCTTTTGATAAACCCATATCATATTACGCCATACATTTGGATAACCAAAATCCGTTTCTTCTTGAAAAATAATATTATTTGAAGTTACTTTATATCTTTTATTATTCTCTTTAAATAATAATCCATAAATATTATTCAATTTTAAACCATCTTTTAAATTTACTTTCTTTGGTATTAATATACCATTACCTAAACTTACATCTAAATCTTTATCACTATATTTTTCTTTTGTATTTAACAATATTAATTTTTTATAATTCTCTCCAAATTCATTTGTATAATCTACATATTTTTTATTCTCATAATGTATTATACCAAATGTATATACATTGTTTTTATCTAAACTTAATAAAAAATCATTTCTACTTATTGGTAATGCTTCATTAAGCATTTCACCATAATTCTTTGTTGGATGATTAAATTTTGAATAATCAATGTTTGTACAAGTACTTGTATTCAATATCCAACGATCATTATAATAATATACATAAACTAATGTTGAATCATAAGCAATACTACATTCTATATCATCTTTATCAATTACATCTTCATATTTCAATGTTTCCGGAATGTTATATGCTTTTGATAATATTACATTCGGTGATGAAAAATCTAAAATTACACTACGACATTCATTATATAAATCAATGAATAAATCAACATCCTTTCTTTTATAAGTATTATGCAACAATATTAAATTATTACTATTGTAAAATTTCTTTGTTTGAATTGAAGGCCAATAATGATTTTCACGTAAAACTTGTAATAATGTATTATTCCACGATATATCTTCTCTTTTAATTTCTTTTGTTCTTTTAATTATATTATTTAGAGACATTATTGTCTTGATAAATGGAATATATCTTTATATGATATTACGATAAATTAGGATGATATTTATGAAAAAACTCAGTGCTTATTTCTTCTGAACCTTTTTTTATATCTTTTGAACCTGATAACACTTTTTCTCTTTGTTTTAACATTTTACTAAATGATTCTTCATCAAAATCTAAATCTTTATCTGTTATCATTTTATATAAATGTTCATAACGTGATTTAAAATATACGTATTCATTCTTCTTAATTTTATCAGTCCTTGATCTTATTTCTTTTACTGTTTCTATTAATTCATCATTGCTTAATCCATCTGACATTTTATTTTATAATAGAATAATAAAAATGACTTCTGCACTACAATTTAGTTTTTTAGATTGTAATAAGAACTCTTTAAATAATATTAAACTTAAAGCACCTGATCCTGGTTTAGGATTATATGCCGCTAATATTGCTGAAGATTGGGCACCACCACACATTGAACCCACATCATCTAAATATATGTCACAATTTTATGCTAAAACACATAATCCTTCTTATACCAGATTAGGTAATAATACAGAAGAACTATCTAAATGTTAAAGTAAATTGAATCTTTATTTTTTTCTATTATATTACATATGAAATTATATGTTTCATCTACTTGTGATATAGTAATCGCACCTGTTATTAATATACTACCACTTTCAAAAACTGCAATTGTTATTTTCTTAACACCATCTTTAACATTTGATTTTGATTTAACATTCCTTATATCATAATGAACTGATGCATCTCTAAAATTGTTTTTATCATTCCACCAATATTCTATTTTCACACCCGGATATGTTGATGGATCAAATCTTGCAATCATATTATAATCATTCATTAATATTGTATGTAAAGTTCTACGTTTAATTGAAAAATTAGATGTATGTTCAATATCTTTAAATATCTTAAAATCAGTATTTATCATTAAAATCTGAATATTACCATATTCTAAATTATCGATCGTTTCAAATATATTTATCTTATTTGTTTTTATTTCATTTACTAATTCTTTTAAAGGTATATCAATATCTTCTATAGTTCTACTACCAGTTATATGCAAACTTCCATTTTGAAATACTTTAACATTCACATAATAATTTGCTCTAACTTTATATACAAAAGATATCTGATTATCAAATGTTCTTTTATGTTGAACAGTTCTTTTCTTTTTTGCATAATTTCCACGAACAATCTTATTTATACTATCTTTATTATCAAATCTAGATGTGTATACAAATGATTCACATAAATCATCACAATTAATCGTAATATTATTAAATAATTCTATCAAATTTATTTTAAAATCTTCTACATCTTTAATAAATAATTTTGCATTACTTGTTATTGTTGATATACGATATTTTGTAAAATATAAATCCATTATCTTTTTTATAAATTATAAGTTTATATCATTTTTTCTATAACATTTTTTATATTCTTTTTATTATTATTTATATATGATGTATTTAATATTTCAGCTACAGATGGCACATATGAATGAGGTGGAATATTTACTGCATAAAACTTATCCGTTTTTTTATGCACACATCTAAATTCTTTTATATCCATTGTTCCCATAAATATATCTAACAATTCATAACTTGGTGCTGGATTTATCGGTATCTCATAACCATATGATTTTGCCATCATATTTATCATATTATTTATATCCCATACACGATCACTACGTGTATTCTTTGAAAAATTATATGCTGATGCACATTCAAAAGAACAAAAATTACCATATAATGTATAATGATTTGTCAATGAATCATATTGTATTGGCATCCCACATACAAAATCATTTACATCATACCTACACCATAAACATAAACTCTTCTTTATTGGTTCTTGTTGTGTTATTTCTGAAAAATTCTCTAAATTACCATTATCATAACCCGTTGGTTCTATATCCGTTGCAATATCATCCCTTAAAAAACTATCAGTTAAAGGTAATTTTATAATTGTATTTTCATTTAATTCAGTATTACCTAATATTTCTTCTATATTCTTTTTTAAAGGTTCTTCTTTTTGTATTTTTTTTCGAGGCATTATGTTATGGTATAATAAAAATAATTGTTTATATCATTTTTTTAAACATATTTGTAAAGAAATTATATTTATCTGTTAAATCTTTCTTTATATCCAATACTTCATCTTCTTTTAATTTTTCTTTATTATTTTTATAAACATTCTTTATACATTTCGTTTTCATTTCATACACTTCACTTCGTAATGATGATATTGTTGATATTAATATATATAATAAATATATTATTACAATAAATATTATTAATGTAAATACTTCCATCTTTATTTTTTAAACATATTTTTAACTAAATTTAAATCCACCCATACCACCTATTATTTCAAATATATTATTAATGTAAATACTTCCATCTTTATTTTTTAAACACATTTTTAACTAAATTTAAATCCACCCATTCCACCTATTATTTCAAATATATTATATTGTAAAGCATAAATATCCACATCAAACATTTTTCCTTTTACTTCATCATTTAATTCCAATACAATTGAAGTATTTATTGGAAACTTACCACCTGGATTATAATATCCAGATGGTTGCCATTTTTCTGGACTTAATGCAAATGAATAACAATATATTCCTTCTTTTGGTATATTACTGTGATGTATATAAGGTTGAATTTTATTAAAAAATACTCCATCCTTTTCTTCTACTCTTTCATTCGATCGATTCCATAATATCTTTGCACTCTTTAATATCTCTTTATTCTCGAAATTATATGTTGTCCTTAAATTATAATTATTCATATTATTTTGTTCCCTTAATACCCATATTATCTCCTTTATTGGTGTATTTAAATCTAAACTTATTGATGTTGTTATACTATTCGTCGTTGTATCTTTCTTATACACATTCTCTACCAAAAATACATTATTCCTACGATTTACTGTTATTAACTTCCTTTCCGTTTCATTTAAATATACATATTGTGCTTCTATATATGCATCTAAATCTAATTGCTCTGATCTTACAAAATCGTTTATCGTTATGTTATCTGGATGAAATAAAGGACTTACATATCCTCCTTTTGCTTCACCAATACCATTATCCAAATCTTTATTATACACCTGATATAACTTCTCTACATTTTCAAATTCTATTCTTAATATCACTTCACTTGTTTGAAGAGCACACAATGGTATCGCTAATGCTGGATTCTTTGAAAAATAAAATGGTAAAGGTATCCCTATTCTTTTTGATTTTATTGATGGATTACTCGGATAATATTCATATTCTATCTGATTATTTTTTGTTATTTTTATTTGTTTATTTGATCTTCTTGGATTTAAAGAATTTGCTACATTTTCAGTTATAATATCATATTTATGTTTTTTTTCTGGAGATAATGTTAATTCATTCCATATTACCATCCATTCACCATATAAAGTATTTATAGCTACTCCTTGACTACCTACAAATAATTCCGCTTTTTTTATTAATAAAGTTGCATAATTATCAATCCACCGAAATCTATAATCTTTTTGTGAATTTATTTCTGGTATCCTTACAACTAATGTTAAATTACTTAATAAATCACCGTGCCTTTCTATCTTTTTTATACATATATTTTCAGAATTACCTAACCTTGGAACTGTTGTACTATCAAAATTTAATTTTAAATTATCCAATGCAAACCTTGTATGCCTTTTATATACATATTTAAAATAACTTAACTGAGGTGTTAATGATAAATATTGATCTACTTGTCCTATTGATACTAATTGAATTAATGGAGATACAGGCATTTATTTATTATTTTATTATATCTTTTACACCTTTATAATTATTTATAATCATATGTAGATCTTTATAATATTTTATAATTATTTATAATCATATGTAGATCTTTATAATATTTTATAATTATTTTATAATCATATATAGATCTTTATAATATTTTATAATAATTTATAATCATATGTAGAACTTTATAATTATTTATAGATCTTTATAATATTTTACAATAATTTATAATAATTTACAATAATTTATAATCATATATAGATCTTTACAATAATTTATAATTATTTTATAATCATATGTAGAACTTTATAATTATTTATAGATCTTTATAATAATTTATAATAATTTATAATAATTTATAATAATTTATAATAATTTATAATAATTTATAGATCTTTATAATCATATATAGATCTTTACAATAATTTATAATTATTTTATAATCATATGTAGAACTTTATAATTATTTATAGATCTTTATAATATTTTACAATAATTTATAATAATTTATAATAATTTATAATAATTTATAATAATTTATAGATCTTTATAATCATATATAGATCTTTATAATAATTTATAGATCTTTATAATATTTTACAATAATTTATAATAATTTATAATAATTTATAATAATTTATAATAATTTATAGATCTTTATAATCATTTATAGATCTTTATAATCATATATAGATCTTTATAATATTTTACAATAATTTATAATAATTTATAGATCTTTATAATCATATGTAGAACTTTATAATTTTTAATAAATATAGTTTATTAACAAAAAAATAAATTATTCTTTAAATATATTTAAAGAGATTTAGGATGAGTATGTGCTTTCATTTCTAAAGATGCATTAGTTGCCTCTGGATCTGTATCAAAGGATGATTCTGTTGGTATTAATGCAGTAGATTTATTACAACCTCCTTTAAATAAATTAATAATTTCAGTATCTTCTAAAGCATAATTGAAATATGTTAAATCTGATATTCCTACTTTTGTTGGGTTATCGTTAGCATTAGAACTTAATAAAACATTATTATCACTATCTATTTTATCTGTTCCAATATGTAAATCACTATTATTTGTTTTCATTGCAGTTGATTTATCTGCAAGTTCTCCATCTTTATTTAAATAAGCATAACCATTAAGATATAATTTTACAACTGCTTGATTTGAACTTACGAAAACATCATCTTCTGGTGATGTTTCACTTACTACTACTGTTATCATATTCCATTGGTCTCTCAAATCTTGTCTATTTGCTAAATCTTTTATACCTATTAAATTATTATCACTTGTTACCATATCTCCATCACAATTTTTATCACCAGTATTCGCACCTGAATGAAATACATCCGGATGTTGAATACTATTAAATTCTACAATAATAGCATTTATTTGTTTACTTGCATTAAAATCTAAACGAACTAAAGGATTCTTTACTAAAAACCAACCATCATCACTATTATTTGTATCACATCTAAAATCACTATTATATTTTACTAATTCATTACTTCCTTTATTAAATAATACTAATGTTTTATTTTCAGACACTTCTTTGACAGATTCAGGAAAATATAACCAAAAATTATAACTATAAACAGAACCACCTTTTTGATTTATCGAAGGACTTAAATCAACATAAGTTCCTTTACTTTTATCTCGTGTATTAAAACTAATTTTATTACCAACTTTATATTCATATACTCCATCTATTATTTGTGTCTTTTTTTTTATAGTTGTTGGTGTTATTATATCTAATAATATTTCTCTTGCATTTTTGTTATACATACCATAAGCTAATACACCCATTAACACAATTATAATAATTGCTATTATTATTTGAATTAATACATATATCATTTTAATTTAACAAATAGATAAAAAAATATATTAATCTGATAACTTGTAAAGTGGCGATCTTACACCATATCCTAAAGAAGCTAGAAGACCATCAATAGGACCTTCACTATATATGTTATATATATCACGACTATTTAAATCATAATTATGAATACCTACTTTACTTAATAATCCATTAAATCCATATGTAGCTGTATTATCACCGCCTACAATTAATTTTCCTGTTTTATCCAAATTTAAATAATTTAACTGCTTTTTATTACCATCTGTTCCATCTTTATTATTTGTAGTTGAACTTACTAATTGTGCATCCATATATAAACTTATTGTTGCACCTTGATAATCATCTGATATTACTACCGCAATATGAACCCATCGTTGCATCGGTAAATAATCAAATGCTACTGTATTATCTTTTGAATCAATTATACTGTCTATATTGCCAACACTTTTTATCTCGCTGGTATCAGTAGATGGGAAATGTATAAGTAATTTTGAATCTTTTAATATAACAATAGGCGAATTAGATATTTTATCAATACCATCATCACCAATTGAAAATATATGTTTAGGTTTTCCACTTGCATTATTAACATCATTTACATAAACCCAAAATGTATAAGTTCTTCGATTTCCATTACCAGCAGATGGGAAATTTTCAATTAATATAGATGATTCAACATTGCCTTTAATTGGAAATTTAGTTTTTTCAATAATAATTGATTTTTTATTGAATACTGCATTTGCGATAAAATAATAAACAACTGCAACACATATAATAGCAATTACAATTACAGCTATAAGACCATATAATACACTGGGATTACTTAACATTTCAGTGGTTTTTTCAAAAGCAACCCCTAATTCTTCACTAACTTTAGCAGTAGTATTTGAAGCTATATCTTTAACACTATCAACAGCATTATTTGCTAATCCAGATACAACATTTACGCCTTTATCCGCGGTAGATTCTTCTTCACTATCTGTAGTTTGACGATCTTTTTCTTCTTTATCCGCCATAGCTATATACCTTTATTATATCATAATAGATATTTTCTTTTCAAGTTATCTAATATATTATTATCCATTTTAACAAATGCTTCTATATAATTCAAATCTAACATAAATTCGCGATATTTATGTATTATTTTACGATTTATTTTACGTTTTATATTAACTATATAATCTTCAACTAATATTGTTGATTTTTTTAAGAAATTATTTGGTATATCTTCAATACAAATCACTTTTATATATATAATTATTTGAGATTTTATATCATCTAAAGCATTCCAAAAACCTTTTTCATTTATTACATTATCATTTATTATTATTATTTTTTGTTTATTTGATTTATTAATACATTCCAATATAGATACTCGTGTTGCCATTATTATTTTTTGATGTAATTCATTGAAGTTTTCTACATATAATATTTCATAATCATTTAATTCAGTTTCATCAAAATTAATACTTACAAATATCAATTTCGCCATATAACCAGTGTAATTATATATATAAATAATATTAATATAGGAGATAATAAATATAAAGAAAATAAAGATTTATTTTCATCGACATATCCTATTGTTTTTAATTTTCCAGATTCATCAAACATTAAAGATGGTTCAAATAAATATAATATACTTAATATAACTATATATACTAACAAAGTTATTAATATTCTTAACATTTTATTTAACATTTTATTTTATTATAAACAAATGATCAAGTTATTTATTATCATATTTATTATACTTATTCTGTATCTTTTATTATTTAATAAATCGAAACTTATTGAATACCTAGATAATAAAAAATACTTCTTTTATATTTCCAAATCACCCAACTTATATTGCACACATAATATTCATCAAAGAAAAATTGGATATATATCAGATATTGATAAGAATTTTATTAATGCTATCAGTAAATCTTATCGTATTAAACCATCTAAACTTATTAAATTAAATCCAAAAGTTCCTATTTTTGATAATGTTGATTTTGGCATTATATCCGTTTCCAAAAATAGTAATATCTTTAATGTTATATCTGATTTTGATTTATTCATCTATTCATTTGATAATATTGATATTGATAGAATTAACATATTTATGGAAAATATTAAAATACAAGATGATTTTAATATTAAAGAATTTTGGAATTTTAATAAAAAAATAACTACAAATAAAACAACAGGATTATATATTGATTCTACTGAAAATTTTATTACTCGATTAAAAAGAGATCCGGAAATCGAAAATCCTAAATACCATTGTTATAATGATAAAACAAATATTAATAAACAATTATGTAATATGAAATACGATACATTTGGTAATATTAAAAATCCACAAACAATATGGGATAAACCTTGTGAAAAAAATGAAGATTGCCCGTTTTATAATAAAAATAAACAACATCAAACTCATAAAGGTAAATGTATTGATAATTATTGTGAATTACCAATCGGTGTTAAAAGATTAAGTTATACAAAATATGATGATTCAGGTATTGTTAATAAACCATTTTGTCATAATACCGAAGAATGTAATGATGATAGTGATTATGTTTTTGCTTAAATAATTACATTGTATTATAATAAAATTATGGAAACTATAATAAAAATTGTTATAATTTTAGTTTTAATAATAATTTATTTTATGACTATGAAAAATTGTATGGAAAACTTCGCTATTCTACCATATAATTCTAAATTAAATACTAGCAATAAATCAAACGCACTAAAAGATCGTCATCAAATTGATAGTATTGATATTGATATTAATACAAATGAAAATAGTTATTATTATGAATTTTCAAATGAAAAATATTTAGAATTACTTATTTCAATGTTTAATCCTTCTGCACCTGAAAAATACATCATTTTAAGAAATAATGAATGGCAAACTGAAATTGATTCAACTATTACAGCTATTTACAATAAAGCTTATCAATTTATTTCAAATAAAATTGCGGAAAATACACCTGATATACAAATTGTTCATGATCTTTTAATTCAATATAAAAAAGACGAAGAAAAACAAGAATACTTATTAGAAATCGATATGATATTATATCGCAATTATAAATTAAATGGAAAACACGTTAATTTCTTAATTTATGTTAATCATACAAGAGAAAGAGTTATTGATATTAATATTAAAGGTGTTGTTGGTGAAGATAAAATTGGCTTACATCCTATAGTTCCTAAAGATACTACTGATTATGTATCTTTTGAATCTATTGATAAATTAATCATAGAATGATTGATCATTATTATCATCACCTTTATAAATTACTACTGGATCATTATTATAATCATCATTATTATAATGATAATCATCATAGGATTTTATAATACCAGATTGTTTTAACATCATTGCTACTTCTTTATCATCCGAACTTAAACTTTCTAAAATATTAATTGCTTCTACTTTTAATTTTTCACGATAATCTGTTATTGATTTATTATATTCCTCCCGTGTTAAAATTGTTTTTGAACTTAATTTCTTTATTCTTTCAAAAATATCAGTATTCTTATCAGAATTGAAATGTGTTAAATATGTTGCACTTAAATATATATACATTTTTTTTCGTTTTGTTGTAAAATTAATATCATTACAACAACTATTTTCTAGTATAGCTATTTGATCATAAAAATATGATGAATCATCCAAACAACCTGCCAATAATAAAATCTTCAAATTATGAACTATATTACATTTATCTATAATAAATTTCTCTAACGAAAAATGATCCTTTGTATGAATAACATTCATCATAAAATCTTTTACACACTTTTTAACATAATTATTCAATAAACTTTGATTCTCTAAATATTTATTTATTTCATCATCGTCTATTTCTATATTATAATTATCAATATTATCATCTTCATCATCCTCATTTTTATATAATATTATATCATTATTCTCTATTTCTTCAGGTAAATATGTTGTTGCTTCCCAAGGTTTTTCGTTTTTTTCATAAGAAATTAACGTTTCATTATAATATGTTTGAATGTATTTTAAGTATTGATCAGTTTTTTTTATTATATCATTATAAGCTTCAAAATCTTGATTTAATAATTGAGGACAACAACCCGATATAAAATTATTTACACGACCTAAACTTTTTGGAACTATATATTTTAATGCTCTCACATAATTTATATATTTTATATCATTATCCGCATTCTTCAATTGTATTACTAATTTTTTATAAAACTTACTATCTACATCCTTTATTTTATCATAAATATCCTTTTCATACAATTCCTTCAATTCAAATAATTTATCTTTACAAGATTCATTTGTTAATATTAATTTCTTTAATTTCTTTTCTATATCTTTATCACTATGATAATGTTCTGTATTCGTTGATATATTCATAAAACAACATTTTATATAACTATATATTGATTTATTTTTTGGAAAAATTACTTTTAAATCACCCAAATGATCTTCTATTTTAATTGGTTCTTCATATTCATAAAAATAATTTATACATTCGTTATTTAATTGCAAATCTTCATATTGATTATTATAAAAATTAGTTTGAATTGTAAAATATAAATAAAATAACATACTCTCAATCCTCTTATTATCACTAAAATTATTCATATATTCTAACATTTCATCGATATCTATATTTAAATCATTACTTATCTCACTAATCATACTTTTTTCAAATAAATTTGTTTCATCTTCCACTTTTTGAGTTCCTATATTTTTTATTATATTTCCATAATCTGTATATTTTTCATTATGATCATCTTCGTCTTCATTATCTATTATTTCTATTAAATCTTTTTCAAAATTATATTCATTTTTAAATACTTTATCTCTATTATTACAAATTGGTATTAATTCATTTATTTCATTATTTTTATTATCCTTTAATTTTGTTAAAATTATTAATAATCTTTCAATTTCTTTCTTTTTTAAATAATTATTTGCATTATCATATACACTTTCTACATCTATATTATCATCACCTATATTTTTATATAAATCTTTTATTGAACTAAATATATTTACAGTTGTATCATTTAAATTTAAATTTATATCTGATAATTTATTTAATATCTCTATGATCTCTTCATTATCATAATTCTCTAAACTCTTTGTTATATATTTATTTATATCATCATCCCAAAATATTATATCCTTCAATTCATCTAATACTATTTTATTATCCTTTTTCTTTGGTTCTATACATCTCTCTATTCTATCATATTCATCATCTTGCATATTTTCTATGTCTTTTCCATATCTCTTCATCACATCATTTACATAATCAAAATCATTATCTTTAAATTCTAACTCTAATTCTTTAATTTCTAGTTGAATACTATGTAATTTAGAATATAAACTTTCCCGTATATTCGTCTTATATAAATATAATTCTTCTTGAATTAATTGTTTCGGTATATCACAACCTATTTTTAAATAATGATCTTTATTAATTACATTAATAAAATCATCAATGTAATTTACATCATCCTCAAAATTAAATGGATTATTAAATAATTTTATTAATAATTCTTCTTTATTTTTATAACGATTCTTATACATTTTTATATATTGTATTTCATCTCGAACATCATATGTAATATTATCTGATAATATATATACTTTTTCTAATTTATTTTTATTTGTTAAAAAATCATCAATATAATCATCAACAATTGCTTTTGATTTATATTCATTATCAAAAAAATCATTAAAATAATATTTTAATTCTTCTTTTGAAAATATATTAATCGCATTTTCTAACCTTGGAATATATTTTATTAATATTTCGGGTAATTCATCATCCATATTTTATCTTATTGTTTTAAAAAAGTTTCTTTTATTAAATGTAATTTATTTTCTATTATCTCATTACATATATTTTTCATTAAATTCATATAATATTCTTTTCCTTTTTCCTCATTTAATGTCATTCTTATTGTTAATACTTTTTCTAATGGATGTTTTACAATATAACCCACATACGTACATATAATATTATCTATCGTTTTCTTTTTTGGAATTACATAATTATTAAATACATAAGATTGAATTATATTCCCTATTGTATCATTTTCATCTGGTATATTAAAATCATATGTTAAATTATTATTTTCATATTTTTCTATTGTTGCTTTATCAATTAATGTTACTAATTTATTTATTAAAACATCAATTGCTTTTAATAACATATATTTATGACTTATTGTATTATTTATTAATTCAAATTCAAATATATATTCACCATCTATATAATCCCTCTCTTGTTCTATAATACTTTTCGTTTTTACAAATTCATTTTTTGGTTTGTTGAATACCGTTATACCAGAAATTATATTAAATGATGCATTCTTTCTTCCCGTTTCTTTAACCGCTTCAGCTTTTAAATGTAATTCTTCATTTTTACGCAATTTTGTTATCATTATTGGTGATTTAAAGAAATTCTTTATTTCTTTTCCATCCTGCTTTACAATTAAATTTTTTGTTGTTATTAATTTTATACCCTCTGTTTCAGAACAACTCTCATTTAATTCAATTTCAAACTTATTCTCGTCAAATATAAATTTATCATTATATTCTTCTGTAATATCCAATGGTATTAAAGCTATACGATTTGCTATAATTTCATTATTCAATACCGTTGTATTTTTTATAATATTTACAGTACTATCAATCCCATTCCCTATAAATCCCAATATTGGAATATCCATAAGTAATACACGTCTAATTCCATTTAATATAGATAAATCTACATCTTTCATTGTAAAACTTATTCTATTTGTTTTTTCATTATAATGAAACATTTATATTATTAGTATAAATTAATCATTTTTTATATAAAACTGTTATATTATTAATAATATTAAAAATGTTCTTATTTTATAGTGATTCTTGTAGTCATTGCACTATGTTAATAGAAACATTAAAAACTTTAGATAAACATAAAATAATTAAACTTATATCTATCGATTATTTAAAATCAAATCAAATTATCTTTGATCATAGAATCACTCACGTTCCTGCAATGTTATTACCTGATATTAATAAAATATTATTTGGTAAAGACGTTTTTGATCATCTATTATTACCAGGTAAAGGCATTTTATTAAATACTTCAAACACTAATCCTTCTAATCCTTCTAATCCTTCTGACCCTTCTGACCCTTCTGGCCCTTCTGGTATTGATTCATTTATTTCACAAAGTTATGAAAATATTGACGAAACTGATCAATATTTAACTGGACCTGTCACTATTTGGGAAAAATTAGATGAAAAAACTGAAAAAATAGAAATTAATAATAAACCTATTGGTAATATTGATACTGAAAAAAGTCATAAGCAATTACCAAGTCTTGCAGAAATACAAAAAATGCGTGAATCTGCACTTCATTAAAAACATAGTTTAGATATAAAGATATTGAATAAATATATTAAGTAAAATGACTACTTATATTTTTAATCAATATTTCTTAACATTTATTAAAACTGTTAAAAAAAATGCTAAACCCTTAAAAGAAAAAAAAGCTATTGCTAGAGATACATTAAATAAAATACACGCTTTTTATAATACTTTTGATAATAAATCTAATGACTATTTAAATTATTATTCTACAATATTTACCGATTTTATTACCAATACACTTGTTGATTGTAATAAAGACGAAATTGAAAAATGGTTTGAAGACAATCAAGATCTTAATATTCTTCAAAATATTCCACTTAAAAATATTAAATTTATTTTAAAAAAAACTACAATTTTACACCAATTTATATTAATTTTTCATTTATTTAAAAATACTGATCTTACAGAAGATAATATTAAAAATATTATGCAAAAACTTAAAGGCATCACCATTGAAGATGATATTATCCCTGAAAAATATAGAAAAATTGTTAATCGTATTGCAGAACTTGCTATTGAAAATAAAACCGGATTTTCTATGGAAGATATTGAAGATACTAGTATTGGTAAATTAGCTAAAGAAATTATGGAAGATGTTGATATTGAAAAAGTTAAAAAATCAATAAATACTGAAGGAGATATATTAGGTGCTTTATCAGATCCTGATAATGGTATTGGTAATTTAATTTCAGATGTTAGTCAAAAAATGGCAACTAAATTAAAAAGTGGCGAACTTAAACAAGATGCATTATTAAAAGATGCACTTAGTATGGCTGGTAAATTACCCGGAATGTCAGGTGGCGGTGGTAGTAATGATGGAACTCCTGATATTGGAAACATTATGAAAATGATGTCAGGTATGATGGGAGGTGGAAATATGCCCTCATCTCGTTCTGTTCAACGTAAAATGGATAAAAAAACTAAATTAAAAAAGAAATTAGATAGTAAAAATAAAGAATGAGTGTTTTTTGGTTAAATGATCCATCTGTATTATTTAAAGAAATACCAGATAATATCACTTTTATTGATAAATTAAATATTATCTTCTTAATTAGTATTCTCATTAGCATTATATTAGTTTTAATTAATAATTTTGAATTATCTTATTTAGCTTTAACCATTATTGTAGGTATTATAACTTTTATCATTTATGAACACAAATATGTTTATAATGTTGAAAATTTTAATTCAAAATGTATTATGTCATCCATTAATAATCCTTTTATGAATCCTAATGTTCTAGATACTAAATATTCAAAACCTTGTGATATTAATAATGCTATTTTAAATAAAAACTTTTATACAAATACATTTAGAGATGTTAATGACTTTTATGAAAGAGGTTTATCTGTTAGACAATTTTATACAGTAGCTGGAAAAACTATCCCAAATGATCGTGATTCACTTGCACAATGGTTATATAATACAAATGATAATAAAAAATCTTGCAAACAAGGTAATGATTCTAGATGCCTTAAAAATATCAATTTAGATAGAGATGATTTAAGATATGTTGGACAATTTTCATCTTAAAAATATTATAATTAACTAATACAAATAAAAAATAAACTATTACAAATAATAAATGTATAATAAAAATTGTGATATTTATAATGATTCTTGTTGGATGGAATCCAAAGATATAAAAAATAAAAATATTGACGATTATATGCACTATAATACTAATTTTATAGAATGTAAAGACCCTAATGTAAGAATGCCCACATATTATACTGATCATATTAATTTAAGACCAGCACCTCATCCAAATGTTGCCAATCATCCTGATAGTTGTCTAATTGATCAAGAAAGTCAATTAAGAAATGATAAAACAAAACAAACACGTGATCGTTGCAATATACAATTATTTCATAGAATGTTTCAAGCTTGTCCTAATTTACGTCCTGGTGTTGGAGATCCTGATAAAGAATTAGACGTTTTATCTGGTTCCAGTAGCTCACATATTTATGATAAATGTAATGAAAAAATAATGGAAAAACAAACATATCACCCTATTCCAATGTTAGATTGTGTTGCAGAAATACAACATCCTGAACATATTGTTCCACAATGGATTCGTGGTGGCGAAGATACACGTAATTATATTAATCGTAAAAGATTTCTTGAAAAATGTAATTAATTTTTTATACTTTAATTGTTATTTTTTTGCTTGATACAAAGTATTTATTCATTGGATCTTTCTTTTCTTTTAAATTCTACTATATTACATATATTATATCATAATTCACTTAATTTACTATAATTCACTTAATTCACTTAATTTACTATAATTCACTTAATTTACTATAATTCACTTAATTTACTATAATTCACTTAATTTACTATAATTCACTTAATTTACTATAATTCACTTAATTTACTTAATTCACTTAATTTACTATAATTCACTTAATTTACTATAATTCACTTAATTTACTTGATTTACTTGATTTACTATAATTAACTATAATTCACTTAATTTACTTGATTTACTATAATTCACTTAATTTACTTGATTTACTTGATTTACTATAATTCACTTAATTTACTTGATTTACTATAATTTACTATAATTCACTTGATTTACTTGATTTACTATAATTCACTTAATTTACTATAATTTACTATAATTCACTTAATTTACTATAATTTACTATAATTCACTTAATTTACTTAATTTACTATAATTCACTTAATTTACTATAATTCACTTAATTTACTATAATTCACTTAATTTACTATAATTCACTTAATTTACTATAATTCACTTGATTTACTATAATTCACTTAATTTACTATAATTCACTTAATTTACTATAATTCACTTAATTTACTATAATTCACTTGATTTACTTGATTTACTTGATTTACTTGATTTACTTGATTCACTTGATTTACTTGATTCACTTAATTTACTTGATTCACTTGATTTTAATTTTATTATTGTTTTCTTTATACAATACTTATCTTCCATTTCTTCATTATTATAACTTATTTCTAATTCAATTAGTGATATATTTTTATCTGTATATTTTCTTGATATATTTCTTTTTAGTGTTAATACACAATTTCTTGGTAATATAATTTCATCTTCTGAAATAACTGCTATTTTAGAATTATCAATATAAGGAACACCTTTACATAATTTAATTTTATATAAAACTTTTGATGCAAAATTATTTGCAATTTCTTCATCTTTTGATAAAGATATAAAATCATTAATTTTTATAGATTTATTTCTTGAAAAATCATATTCTTTTGACATACCTCTAAATAAAAAAAATTCGGATTTTCTTTTATTTACAATTGAATAATGCAAAAACATTTCATCAAAAATATTTGTTTGTTTTTTACCAAAATTTTTAATATGTTTTTTTATATTATTATCATCCAATATAAAATATTTTTCTTCTAATTCTTCAAAATATAAAGGATATATTACTTTATCGTTATGATCTTGATAATTATGTGTTAATCGTAAATATAAAAAATAGTTTTTATTATTAAATTCAAAATAAACTAATAATTCATTTGTATGTGTTGAATTATCATAATCAAAATATTCTTTAAAAGGTATTATTTTTTTTACACTTATATTTTTATTATTTATTGAGCATTTTATTAAATCATATAGATTTTCATTTATATACGAATCTATCAAATAATTAATATCAATTGATTTAATTATATTTTTATAATATGTATCACCATCTATTATATTAAATTCATTTTTAGATTCTATAATTTTAATATTAAAATTTTTTTTTAATTCTTCTGCAGATTTAAATGATTTATATTTTAAATCTAAATTTATTTCATTAATTGTAGTTTTCATATAATTATAAAAAGCGGTATAAAATGCTAAAGCTATTTTATATTTTCTATTTGAATCTTCAAATATATCATATGTTTTTAAACTTTTTAAATTTAATGAAGAAGTAGGATTTATATCGACTAATCCTATATTTATATCTTCATCCGCAAATAAAACATTTAAATCATCTTTTTTAATTAAAAAATCTACATTTTCTTCTTTTATTTCTAGTATAAAATGTCTATTTTTTAAATTATTTTGTAATTTTGATATTTTTTTTTCTTCAAATACAAATTTATTATTATTTATTAAAGGTAAATTTATATATTTAGTTTTATTAGATAACGTTTCTTTTTTTAATAAAATATTATTTATTTTTTTACATTTTACATATTTTATATTTTTTAATATTAAATTAATATCATAACCTGTTAATTTATTATCATATTCTAATATTATATTTGTATCTTTTAATAACAACCATTGATCATAATCAATTTCTTTTTGTTCTATAATATCAAATACTTTTTTAACAGTTTGTAATGGTTTAATTAATTTTTTTATAGGTTTTGGCAATGGAATTAATTTTTTTAAAGGTTTTAGTAATGGAACTATTTTTTTTGTAGGTCTTGGCAATGGAATTAATGTTTTTTTTGTAGGTCTTGGCAATGGAACTAATGTTTTTTTTACACTAATAGATAATATTTTTTTATATTTTTTTAATAATATTTTAAGTCTATTTAATGCTTCTTTTGCATCACATCTTTTATCTGGATCAATATGTATCATAGGAATAATAACAGTTTTTATAAAATCATTATAATATTTATTATTATTAATTTTTTTTATATGATAGATAATTTCAATAAATGTCATTCCTAATGAATATACATCAATCTTTGATACATATTCTTTATTAAATTTTTCTTTAAATAAATCTTTATTTTGTAAAGATTTTTTAATTAGTTTATCAATTTCTGTAGGAATATCTATAAATTGAGACATAAAATGTATATAAGATTTTTTATTGTATAAATCATAATTACATAGTATACTTTGACTATTAATATTAAAGTTATGTAAAATTAATTTTGAATATATTTTAAATTCTGGTGGAAAATAAGGATATGAATGTTGCAATAAATAATCATTTTCAATTGTACCAATTTTATTATAAGTCGTTAATAAACCAAAATCAATAATATATAACTTATTTAATTCAGAATTATATAAAATATTAGATGGTTTTATATCACAATGTATTAATTTTTGATCATTAAGAACAACTAAACCTTTTAATAATGGTAAAAATAATTCTATAAGATCATCAATATAAATATTATTTAAATTATTATTAATTAATTTAACTAAATCTATTCCTCCATTATTATAAATTAATTGATGAATATTAGTTGCTTCTTTTAAATCAATTAAATTACATTTATTAATATCATCATTTTCTTCAATATTTTGTATGTTAACAATACAATCACCAAAATAACGAACAGACCATTTACCTTCTTTATCTAATTTATGTATTTGCTCTGCTAATTCTTTTTCTTCTTCCATTGTAGCTTTATTTTGAAATATTTTACCAATTTGTGATTTATTTGTTTTTTTTTTACATTTTAATGGTGGTGTAAATACACAACCATAAGTTCCTTCTGCAATATAAGACATTTATTACATTAGTCGAAAAAAATAAATACAATTAAAAAATATTTAAGTATTTATATTTAAAATAATTAATATTTTGATATATAAATAAATTATATACAAATAAACCTTTATTTAATTAAACTATATAAAAACTTAATTAAAACAATTAAATACAACTAAGATGGCTGAAACCTTTTCATTTGATACTGATATTTCAGCACTTTTAAAACTTATTATTAATAATTTTTATTCTAATAAAGATATATTTTTAAGAGAACTTATTTCAAATGCTAGTGATAGTATAGATAAATATAATCACTTTTGTATTATTAACAAACCCGAAAATAAAGTAGATAATTGTATTACACTTCTACCTGATAAAGAAAAAAAAACACTTCATATTATCGACACTGGTATTGGTATGAATAAAGAAGAACTTATTAAAAATATTGGAACAATTGCTAATTCAGGAACTAAAGCATTTATGGAAAAAGTTAAAGATAGCAACTTAATTGGTCAATTTGGTGTAGGTTTTTATTCAGGATTCTTAGTATCAAACGAAATTTCTATTATTACAAAAAAAGCAGATTCAGGATATTTTAAATGGACTTCCGATGCTGGAGGACAATATGTTATTGAAGAACTCACTCAAGATAATCTTAAAGAACATATTCATCCTGATTATAATCTTACACAAGGAACTATTATCAAATGTTCTTTATTAGATGAAGTTACAGATAAATATACTGATATTAATAAATTAAAAGATATTGTTAAAGAACATTCACAATATATTAATTATCCTATAAAGGTTTTTATAAAAAAAGAAGAAACAAAAGAAGTTGAAGATGAAGAAGCTTCTTTAGAAGAAGATGTTTCAGTTACCGAAGGTTCTTCTAATATTGATTCATCAAATTTAAATGATGTTACAATTGAAGATGTTGAAGAAAAACCTAAGAAAATGAAGAAAATTACGGAAACAATCAAAGAATTTCAATTAATAAATGAAACTAAACCAATTTGGACACAATCAAGTAATGAAATTACTGAAGATGATTATAATGGATTTTATAAATCATTATCAAATGATAATGAAAAACCTTATACATATAAACATATTAGTGGTGAAGGACAAATAGAATATAAAGGTATTTTATATTTACCTAAAAAAATTAAGAATAATGTATTTGAAAGAGGTGTAAAACAAAATAATATTAAATTATATGTTCGTAAAGTTTTTGTTAGTGATAATAGCGCAGTATTATGTCCTGAATGGCTTCATTTCATTTCAGGTGTTATCGATACTGATGATCTACCTCTCAATGTTTCACGTGAAATTTTACAAGAAAATAAAGTTATTAAAGTTATTAAGAAAGCAGTGGTTAAGAAAAGTATTGATATGTTAAAATCCGCTATGAATGATATGGATAATTATCTTAAAATCTATAAAACTTATCAGAAAAATATTAAACTTGGAGTTTATGAAGAAAGCGGAGATCGCGAACGAGTATCAGATCTTTTAATGTTTTATTCTGCTAATTCACCCGATAAAATGATCACATTTGATGATTATATCACCGCAATGAACGAAAATCAAAAACATATATATTATATCTCTGGTGATAATATGGATATACTTAAAACATCTCCATTCTTAGATCGCTTTAAGAAAAATGATCTTGATGTTCTATTTATGACCGACCCTGTTGATGAATATATGTGTCAAAGACTTATGCAATATAAAGAATGCACTTTAACTTGTATCACTAAAGGAGATATTGAATTACCCAATACTACAGATGCCGATAAAGAATTAATGAAAAAACAAAAAGAAGATTATAACACACTTTGCGATTATATTAAACGCACTTATACTAATTTTAGTGATGTTAAAATTACAAATAAAGTTGCAGAATTACCTTGTATTGTTTCTTCACCTGAAAATGGATTTTCAGCTAATATGGAGAAAATAATTAAATCACAAACATTAGGACAAACTAATAATACTAATGGTATGTTAAATAAAAGAGTTTTAGAAATAAATCCTTTACATCCTATTATTAAGAAAATTAAAAATATTAATGATACTGACGAATATAAATCTTTAAGAGATTTATTAGATCTTGTTATTAATAGTGCTTTACTTTATTCAGGTTATCAAATTATTAAACCTGTCGATTTCTCTAAAAAAGTTCTTAATGTTGTTATGCTTGGTATGGAAATTACTGATGAAGAAGAAGAAATTATTGAACCTATTAAATCCAAAGATCCTTTCAATGAAGTTGAAACAATTGATATGACTAATGTTGATTAAATAATATTTTATAATAAGAAAATAAGAAAATATGAAAAATGTTATCTTATTATTAGTTTTTATTGGAATCTTAGTTATAGTTCAAGGCTATTATGAAAATAAGATTAGTTCCGTTAAAAAACAAAAGACTATTACTAAATATGTACCTTTACACACATATGAAGGAAAAATGAATGGAGCTGAATCAATTGATAATCAATTTAAAAGTTCTTATGAGAAAATTATAAATACAAATAATAAAAATGTATAAACTATTCACATCTACACCTATTGAATTTAAAAAACACTGTGTTACATTTAATAACAATAAACAAGAAGAATTAAATACTCTTCTCAATTTACGTGATTCATATATTACAAATATATCATCCAAAAGACTAGATTATGATACTCAATATGATGATTATTTAACTAAATACTTAAATACAAATGATTATATTGAAAAAGTTAATTTATTTAAAACATTTTATCCAATTAAAAAACCTGAATTCGATATTTATACTTACCAAAATTATTTTGAGTTAAAAGAACTAAAAGCAACAAGTGAAACTAATGAATCAGATGAAAATTAATTCTAAATTTGAATTTCAATTTATTCCTTTTATTTTATCATTTATCGTTGGTGTCATTTATATTGTTATTACTAACAATACGAAAGAAAAAATAGTTAAAACACCTACACCATTCTCTAAAAATCTTTATTCAGATTTTGATGGTGAATGTTATAGGGTTGATGTTGTTGAAGCACAATGTCAAGGGACTGAACAAGAATTCAATCTTGCTATTTAATTTTTTAAATTATTTTTTTTTAATTAGAATATGCTAATCCACCCATACCACTTAATATACGAAGCACATTAAAATTTACTGCATATATATACAATAATCCTGATTCTTTACTATTTATTTGCAACTGGGCTGTATCAATACGAGACATATTTAATGTTCCTGATGGTTGATGTTCTTCCGGTTTTAATGCAAATGAATATAAATTAATACCTTTATTATTCGGTATATTTGTATGATGTTGATATGGTTGTACCAATGAAAAATATTCACCTGTTCTTTCTGCAAAACGATCATTTCCGTTTAATTGCAGTTTAGCCGTTGAAATTAAATTCTCTTTATTTTCATTATTATTTGTTGCATTTGTAAAATTATTCCAATTGATATTAGAACCATTATTTCCTTCTGGTCTTATAAACCATACAAGTTCTTTACAAGGATGATTGAAATTTAAACGTGATGATTTTATTGTTCCTGATGTTATACTTTCTTCTCCCGTAAATTGCAATTGTTCTATAAGATATTCGTGTGATAATTGTGCAAATCTTTTACGTTCATCTGTATCTAAGAAAATATAATCAACCCACAAAGTTGCACCAAATGATTCAAAATTATTTACATTATTTTCTATTGTAGTTGTAGTTCCATATATTATATCATCTGTATTTGTTGCTCTAATATCAGACATTGAATTAAATTCAATATTAACTTTTACTTCGTGATATTGTAAAGCTATTAAAGGTAATGCTAAACCTACATTACGACAAAACCAAAATTCAAGAGGTATATATAATTCTTCTGTTTTATTTTCTAATTTAATTGATCTATTTTCTTTATTACCACCAACCATTGAATAATATCCTTCCTTTTTTCCTTCATCTATTGTAAGTTCATTCCATATATACATCCATTCACCATATTGTTTATCAATACGTTGTCCTCCTATTTCTAATTCTACGTGTTTTATCATTTTATATCCATAAAATGGTTGAAGATATATTGGATTTGAATCTACTTTTACTAACACTTGTAAATATAATTTATGAATTAAATCACCATTACGAGATATCTGACAAGTAATACGATTCCCTAATTCTGCATTACCATTAAATGTTTGTTGTATTGATTCTAATGAAAAATTAGTATGACGACGATAAACTGTTTTAAAAAAAGTTATTTGAGGATTTCCAGTAAGATAAACATCTTGAGCACCATAAGCTACTAGTTGTAATAAACCACCACCCATTTATTTAAAAATATATATTTATTTATAATATATTCATTTATGATTATGATATTTTACTATATTTAAAAATTAAAATATTATAAAATTAAAATGCTATTTAATCATAATTTTAAAAAACCTAATATGTGTTTTATAATACCTGATAAACAATGGTATTATAATGAAGATATGCTTATTACTAAACAATCTAATATTGAACAAATATTTATCAATGGTATTGAAAATACTTTATTATTATCTTCTATTTTTATTTGTTATTCAGTTATAACAGGTAATCATTCCTATTTTGTTAATAAATTAAATAAATTATCATCTAAACTTATGAATTTTAATAATTATTACTTTCAATGTGCTTTAACTAGTTCAATTATTTCATTATTTTTAGGGGTTAATACCGCATTAGGATATCCTAATATGATAAATAAAAAGAAATAAGTTATTATATATTTAGTTAGAATACGCAAGACCACCCATACCACTGAGGATACGGAGGACGTTGTAGGAATGAGCATAGATTTTGACTTCACCTGTTGCTTCTGAAATATCAGATATCTTAAGTTGAGCAGTATCAATACGAGACATATTTAATGTTCCGGATGGTTGATGTTCTTCTGGTTTTAATGCAAAAGAATATACATTGATATTGCAACCACTGTCTGGGATATTGGTATGATGTTGATAAGGTTGAACGTGAGTAAAATACTTTGTATCACGTTCCGCAAAACGATCATTACCGTTAAGCATGAGTTTAGTTTTTCCTAATACTTTTTTAGTCGTTTCTTGCCATATTAATTCTTTAACCGGATGATTGAAAGATAATTTAGCAGAAAGATTAGAGCTATTTATTGATTCTCCACCTGTGAATTGCACTTGTTCAATAAGGTATTCGTGAGATAATTGAGCAAAACGACGACGTTCGTCAGTATCTAAGAAGATGTAATCAGCCCATAAGGTGGCATCAGAGAAACCTGTAGAACTAAATTCAATATTGATTTTAACTTCGTGATATTGTAAAGCAATTAGCGGTAATGCTAAACCAATATTACGGCAGAACCAGAATTCAAGAGGAACATATGCTTTGGTATTCGGAATGGGGTCAATATTAGAAGTTGCTTTTATCATTTCATTATAACCATCTTCTTTTCCTGCAGGTAAAGTAAGTTCGTTCCAGATTTTCATCCAATCTCCGTATTGGCGATCTATTAATTGACCTCCAATTTCAACTTCTACTTTGGCAATACAGTCACGACCATCTGTTAAATGATCATCTGATGGATTTGTAAAAACTACATATAATTTATGAACTAAATCACCATTACGTGAGATTTGGCAAGTTACACGTTTTCCAATACCAGGGGTTCCGTTAAAAGTTTGTTGTATAGACTCAATAGAGAAGTTAGTATGACGACGATAAACTACTTTGAAGAAAGTGATCTGAGGGTTGCCTGTAAGATAGACATCTTGGGCACCATAAGCTACAAGTTGAAGTAGACCTCCACCCATTTTTAATATAAGCTAAGAAAATAATTTTTTATATATTAGATTTATTTTTACTAATATTTTATATAAAAATAATTTGAATGTTGATTTAGTTAGAATACGCAAGACCACCCATACCACTGAGAATACGGAGAACGTTATAGGAATGAGCATAGATTTTGACCGTTCCATCAGTTGCATCTGTTAATTGAAGTTGAGCAGTATCAATGCGAGACATATTAAGAGTTCCAGATGGTTGATGTTCTTCCGGTTTTAATGCAAAAGAATATACGTGGATATGTTTTGTAGCATTTGGTATATTGGTATGATGTTGATAGGGTTGAACCAGAGTAAAATAAGCTTCATCACGTTGTGCAAAACGATCATTACCGTTAAGCATAAGTTTGGCTTTTCCACAACTACCAGTATCACCTTTCCATATAAGTTCTTTAACAGGATGGTTGAAAGATAATTTAGCAGATAATTTACTAGAAGCTATAGTTTCACCACCTGTGAATTGCACTTGTTCAATAAGGTATTCGTGAGATAATTGAGCAAAACGACGACGTTCATCAGTATCTAAGAAGATGTAATCAGCCCATAAGGTGGCATCAGAGAAAGGAGTATCACTAAATTCAATATTGATTTTAACTTCGTGATATTGTAAAGCAATTAACGGTAATGCTAAACCAATATTACGGCAGAACCAGAATTCAAGAGGAACATATGCAGCTGTAGAAGCTGTTGCTTTAATCATATCATCATATCCTTGTTTCTTTCCTTTTGGTAAAGTAAGTTCATTCCAGATTTCCATCCAATCGCTATATTGACGATCAATTAATTGACCACCAATTTCTACTTCTACTTTTTTAATGCATTTACGAGCATCATTAATATTTGCTGTGTTTGTAAAAACTACATATAATTTATGAACTAAATCACCATTACGAGATATTTGGCAGGTTACACGTTTGTCAGGTTGAGCATTTCCGTTAAAGGTTTGTTGTATAGACTCAATAGAGAAATTAGTATGACGACGATAAACTACTTTGAAGAAAGTTATTTGAGGGTTGCCAGTAAGATAGACATCTTGGGCACCATAAGCTACAAGTTGAAGAAGACCTCCACCCATTTTGTATTTATTATTAATACAGAAAAAAAATAATTTGTTAATATATTTAGTTAGAATAAGCAAGACCACCCATTCCACTAAGAATACGAAGCACATTGTAATTCACAGCATACATATTAAGAGTTCCTGCAGCAGAACCAGAAGCAGTTCCGACAATAGCAGTTGCTGTATCAATACGAGACATATTAAGAGTTCCAGATGGTTGGTGTTCTTCCGGTTTTAATGCAAAAGAATATACGTGGATATTTGTTCCATCAGGAATATTTTCGTGGTGTTGATAAGGTTGAACGTGTGTGAAATATTTGGCATCACGCTTAGCAAAACGATCATTACCGTTAAGTTGAAGTTGGAAATCTGTAGTTGGTAAATTACTGAAATCAGTATCAGTAGCTTCTCTATTAACCCATACTAATTCTTTAACAGGGTGATTAAATGAAAGTTTGGATTTTGTTGTTGTAGCACCTGCTGCAATTGATTCACCACCAGTAAATTGAACTTGTTCAATAAGGTATTCATGGGATAATTGGGCAAAACGACGACGTTCGTCAGTATCTAAGAAGATATAATCAGCCCATAATTCTACATTTGAAACAGTTGCACCGTCACCAAGTGCTGTTTTTGAACCTAATGTAAGATTGATTTTAACTTCGTGATATTGTAAAGCAATTAATGGTAATGCTAAACCAATATTACGGCAAAACCAGAACTCAAGAGGAACATATACTGTGTTTACATTTGTATCACCACCATTATAATTAACCATTGTTTTAAAACCAGTTTCTTTACCTTTAGGAAGTGTAAGTTCATTCCAGATATTCATCCATTCACCATATTGACGATCAATCATTTGACCACCAATTTCAACTTCTACTTGTTCAATGAGTTTATGTCCAACCTTTTTAACACTATTAGTTCCTGCTTTCACTTTAGCTTGTAAGTATAACTTATGAACTAAATCACCATTACGGGAGATTTGGCAAGTTACACGCTGACCTAAGGTAGCATTTCCATTAAAGGTTTGTTGAATTGACTCAATAGAGAAGTTAGTATGACGACGATAAACTACTTTGAAGAAAGTTATTTGAGGGTTGCCAGTAAGATATACATCTTGGGCACCATAAGCTACAAGTTGAAGAAGACCTCCACCCATTTTATCTTTATTATTAGATAAGATAAAAAAATATTTGTTAAATAATTTATATTCTTAAATTATAATAATTATGTTTAAAATTACTGAATATTTTTCGTTTTATGTTTTATTATGGTATTTCTTATATATGTTAAATATTATACCTTTTAATCCTATTATTAGTTTCTATTTAATTTTATCATTTGTATCTTGGTTAATATGTTATATGATTTATCTTAAAATATCTACAAAAAAAATATTATATTTTATTTTAATTGGAGTTATTTTTGCAAAAATAATACCAATTTTAACATTGAAACATGTTTTTAATCCTATTGATCTTGTATTTGGTTATTCAATGTTTTTTATTTATTATATTATACTATATTATACAAAAAATGTTGAACCTATTCAACATTACTTAAACTTTGTTATATATTTACAAAAATTACCAAATAATCTTTCAATTTTAGATTTAATTAAAAATTTAATTAGAATAAGCTAAACCACCCATACCACTTAAAATACGTAAAACATTATAATTAACACCCCATACCCTTATTGTTCCTCCTTTTTTAGGTTTTACTACAAGTTTTGCAGTATCTATTCTTGACATATTTAATGTTCCTGATGGTTGATGTTCTTCCGGTTTTAATGCAAATGAATATACATTAATACCCGCATTACTTGGTATATTTGTGTGATGTTGATATGGTTGGACCAATGAAAAATAATCTCCATTTCTTTTTGCAAAACGATCATTTCCATTTAATTGTAAATTAGCTGAAGAAATTGAATTATTTCCATCTGGATCTATACCAAATAAGGTATTTTGAAGTAATGAATTTGAATTATTACCAAATCTATCGATTGCTTCACTATTAGAATCTGCAAATACTGTAGAATCCGTATAATTATACCATTGATTTTCTAAATTTGCTTTATCAGTATCATTAATAGTCCATATAATTTCTTTTACAGGGTGATTCATAACTAAAGATACACTTTGTTCATTTGTTCCACTAACTGTATTTTCATTCATTTGTACTTGTTCTATTAAATATTCGTGTGATAATTGAGCAAATCTTTTACGTTCATCTGTATCTAAAAATACATAATCACACCAAATCGTTGCATTCTTAATTGATTTTCTATTAACTGTTCCAGTTGTATTTTTAACATACGCAGTTCCATTATAAGTGCAATTATCAAAAGATTCTATTTCTATATTTATTTTTACTTCGTGATATTGAAGAGCAATTAATGGTAATGCTAAACCTATATTACGACAAAACCAAAATTCTAAAGGAATATATATTTTATTATCTTTAAAACTTGTCATATCAGAATCTGCACCAATCATTTCTTGATAACCATCCATTTTTCCAATAGGTAATGATAATTCATTCCAAATATACATCCAATGTGAATATTGTTTATCAATCTTTTGACCACCAATTTCAACTTCAACTGATTTTAATAAACGATGACCAATAAAATTAACATAACGATCTAAATCTTGTGTAAGAATATTAACAATACTATTTCCATCATATAATTTTTCTAATTCTACTTCTACATACATTTTATGCACTAAATCACCATTGCGAGATATTTGACACGATACACGATTTCCCCAATCAAAATTACCATTAATAGATTGTTGTATAGATTCTAATGAAAAATTAGTATGACGACGATATACAACCTTAAAAAAAGTAATTTGAGGATTTCCAGTTAAATAAACATCTTGCGCACCATAAGCAACTAATTGTAATAATCCACCTCCCATTTATTAATTAAGCATATAAAAAATTAACTTGCAAAAAGTATTTAAATATGATGAAAGAAAGATGTAGTAAGAAAAGAATACACGTAGTAGATAATACAAAAGAAATTTCAACATTAGACGATATTCATATTAATAGTATAAAAAAATTTGAAATTAAAAATAAAAGAATTGAGGAAATTACAAAACAAATAAAAGAATTGAATATAATTGCAATGAGTGATATACCTTGGTTATCCAATGTAGAAATTAGGGAAAAAATAAAAGATTATAATAGTGAATTGGATAATCTTAATGAACAAAATGAACTTGATTATTATGAAAATGTCGGTGAAATATTATTTAATTATTATGACATTGTTAATCAAAATGCTAATGTTAAAAAAATAAATCCTAAAAAATATACTATCCTTGAAGCACTTAATATTCAAACAGATGATTGTGATTCAAACATAGATAAATGCGAATATAAAGATAAATCAAAATTAGTTAATGAATATTTAGCTATAACAGATAATAAATATATTAACCATATTGATGGAGAATTTACAAATTCTAAATGTATAAATTGTAATAACGAAATGACTAATTTAGTTCAAGAAGCTTTAATTGTATGTTTAAAATGTGGATATCAAGATGTTTTATTAGCAGAACAAAATAGACCTATAATGTTATATGATAAAAAAGACGGTATTCATTATAGTTACAAACGAATTAATCATTTTAGAGAATGGATATCACAAATACAAGGTAAAGAAAGCACTGATATACCAAATGAAGTATTTGAAAAAATACTTAATGAATTAAAAAAAGAAAAAATAACAGATACGACTAAATTAAATCCAAAGTTTATGAGAACAATATTAAAAAAATTAAGAACACATAAATATTATGAACATACTGCATATATTATTAATAGAATTAATGGTATTCCACCACCTCAATTTTCACCAGAATTAGAACAAAATTTATCTAATATGTTTATGCAAACTCAACCATTATTTATTAAATATGCACCCGCAAATAGATTAAATTTTATTTCATATTCTTATATTTTACATAAATTCTTTTTAATTTTAGATATGCCCGAATACCTTGCACTATTTCCATTATTAAAAAGTAGGCAAAAAATTGCACAAAATGAAGAAGTATTTAAGAAAATTTGTAAAGAATTGAAATGGACTTGGATTCCTAGTATTTAAAAATGTCTCTATTATTATTATTAATCAATGTATATTATATTTGACACTGAAACAACTGGTTTAATACCAAAAGATTCTTCTAATAATTTTTATTCTTATAAAAATACAGTAAAATATGATAATTCAAGAATGATTCAAATTAGTTATGAAATCCTAGATTATAATTTAAATATTATTGTTTCTAGAAACTTTTATATTAATGAAGTAGATGTTATTCAAAACTCACAATTTCATAATATTACAAAAGAATTATTAGAAAATGAAGGTGTTACTATAAATGATTTTTGTACTATATTTGAAAAAGATCTTCTTCAATGTAATTGTATGATAGCACATAATTTACAATTTGATTATTGTATTCTATTAAGCGAACTTTATAGATTCGGTTTTATTGATATTATTAATAAAATTAATAATATGAAGTTTTGTTGTTCTATGAGAAAAACTAAACACTTTGTATGTAAAAATAACAAATTTCCTAAATTATTAGAATTATATAATTATGCAAATTCTTCACAACTTCAATCATTACCTAATGCACATAATGCTATGAATGATGTTATTTACCTGCGAACAGCTTTAATTAAATTAAGAGAAAATAATGTATTTGATATATTTATGTGCGAATAATTTTATATATCAATTATATTTTTCATTAAATAATATTATGACCGATAAACTTAATGTTTTGGTTGAAAACAAAAATGAATATTTAGAACATCTTTTAGATATTTCTACTATACCTATATGTAAATTCTTTGTTAATATTTCAAATAATTGCATTTCATTAAAAGAATTTCAAAATGAATTAGTCCTTTTAACTAAATGGTCTAAACAAAAACAAGATGCTAAAATGAATACCATCCATAAATTAATTGAAGAAGACAACGCTACCCCACAATATATGTTAAAAATATTATCAGAAATTATTTCTAAAAGTATTAAAATAAAAATTATTGAAAATAAATCTAAAATTAAATCAATTAAAGTATATATTCCCGAATGGTTCGAGTTTTTATATAAAGTATGTCTCTTATGTTCTAATGAATTTTGGAAAAATCCTTTATTATTTTATAAAAAAGTTACATCTATTGAAAAACAAAATAACATTAATTCTATTGAAAAAATAACTAAAATATGTATTAAAAATGCTTTAAGATCATTTGTTCCTTTACATAAAATTATAAATGAATTATCCACAGTCACAGTAGGTGGTGAAATTAATATTACAAATGAAAATTCTCAAGATCACCAACATTCTCAAGAATCTGATAATGATATTCAAGAATATGAACAACCTGGAAATACTATAGATTCACAAGAATCTGAAGAATCTGAAGAATCTGAAGAATCTGAAGAATCTGATAATGATATTCAAGAATATGAACAACCTGGAAATACTATAGATTCACAAGAATCTGATAATGATATTCAAGAATATGAACAACCTGGAAATACTATAGATTCACAAGAATCTGAAGAATCTGATAATGATATTCAAGAATATGAACAACCTGGAAATA